GGCTGCTGCGTTTTTAGATGCTAAAGCGTCGGCGGTGTAGGCATCGGTTGTGGTTTGATCTGGCGATCCTTGATAAAAGCCACCTGCTGTGTCCGTCTGCGAGACTGCATCTTCCGCGATTGTTGATTCTGTCGCGTCCGTAGACCCAACGACTGTATCTGCCGGATTGTCGCCAAAAAAACCACCCATATTAGTACCCGCTGTTTACTTGAGATGTGGCTCCTGAAAACTCAGAATCCCTCGCGTGTTTTGTCAATCTTGAATAAGCTTGCTGATACCCTACTTCCCACTTCTGTGCGTCAGAGCCTAAGAAGTTAGCCGCCTCGACAAGAGCGCCATACAGATACAATTCTGGAGATAACGACAACATTACATTTGATGTGTCTGTGCTATTTAATCGGCCAACATCGTAGTAATAGATCATTCGCATCTCATCGGACGCACCTACCGTTGGCGTAGGAAAGAATTTGAGCCTGTATGTTTCACGCGCAAACATTGCGGGTTTACCCGCCTGTGGCGTGTAGCCATACAACTCACTTAACGAGACACGTTTTAAAGGTTCGTAGTTGAAAAAGACATCTTTCAACTCTAAGAAGTCACTTGGTAACGTGGCGTAACCGTCAGTGCTAACAGTCAGTAGAACTGTTTTTTCGTTAGTTGGAACGCGAACTTCGTGGAATATTCTGTTTTCCGCAAGTTCAATAAAATCTGGTATTTCAGTTGCTAGGTCAGTCCTGTTTAACCAGTTAGCGATTGAGGCTTTTAGCCCGTCATAAGTGGTCATACTCATAGTCTGCCGCCGCCTGTTCGCAAGTAAGCATACTCGGGTGAATTGAGTTTCTTTTTCATGCGTCTTAAATCTTCGCGGTTTGGTGACATCACGTTGATGCCTTCGTTCATCCACTGAATAGCCACTACGTCAGGTATCGAAGCGACACGAACCATGTCCCCCATTTTCTGTCCTTCGGCTTGATCCCTTGCGCGTTTGTTAGCTTCTAAAACTGCACTAACATCTTGTGAATGCGATATGTGAAATTTATCTTCGCTCACATCGTGATGGATATTTGCTTTTAACTCACTGGACATGAAGAACCTCAAAAACGGAATAAAAAGATGGCCCCGAAGGGCCACCCAGTTTTGTTGCTATTAAGCAGTCAGTGCTTCGATAAGACCGGAAGCCTTGTCGTTTTCGCAAACCAAAGTAAGTTCAGTGAGCATCTGACGCTTGTCGGAGTCACCTTGCTTGGCAAGGACGATAGTCTGCATTGGACGCAGAACAGCGCGGCTCCAATACTCAGTGTCGAGTACCAGGGCGGTGTTTGCCTGAAGGAAGCGATTTGGTACAACTGAACACTCGCCGAATGGGCTAACGTAGAGGTCTACGCTGTTCACGATCTTAGTACCAGTGCTAAAGTCACGCTCACGACCCGCTGCTGCTGCAAAATCCGCAACAATTACAGAGTGAGATGGAGTAACTTGGATCTGGTTGGGATCGCCGCCAGCTTCGTACACGTTCTGCAAAACACCCAACAGCAGTGTCTCAGTGAACGCACGGTTAGAACCTGCGGTGCTAGTGGTAGAAGCATCAATCTGATTCTGAGCAGATTTTAGTTCACGGGCAGTTGTGCCGTCACCTGCAGTACCTGCTTGCAAAGCACCCACAAATGCGTGTTCTATATCACGACGCATTTCTTTTCCTTTCATTGCGATGTTCATCTGCAAATCAGAATTTCTTCCGTAGGTTTCAACAGCTTCGGACGTACCGGAGGACTGAACAACCTTAGTGAAAATCTGTGTGCTAGCATTTTTCAAGGTTGTAGTGTTGTTGCTTGCTGCACCCGCGTCTGCTCCCTCGACGGCTGCATTTGTGGCAACTGCCGCCAACTCGCTTTGCTGCCACTGGTGTAGAGTGGCTGATGCAGTGCTAGAGCCGATTGAAGAAGTAAATGGGGTCAGCGTAGGGCTGATGTCATAAATGATATCTTCGATATCTTCTTTCTTACCTACCTGTGTGTAGGTTTTTAAGGTATTTGCTACTACTGGCATGATTAAATTTCCTAAAGTTAAGTTCTATTCAAGAGGGCTTGAACAGCGTCTTCCATAGACCCAGATTTCTTCAGACGGTCACGCGCTTTGCGATAATTGTCTTTCTTACCCAGGTCTTTGGGTTCAGCTTTTTTGCCCGATAAAGTTTTCTTCGGAGTCGCTTTCACTTTCTTTTGCGTTTCCGTTTTTGCCTTATCAAACTGCATAGCCTTGTACAGCGCCGTAATCATTCGGTGGTCGTGGACTTCATTAAATTCTTCAGAAGTGACACCTAACGATCCAGTTGCGTACTCTCCAATTGAGTAGTACAGATCGTTGTTCCAATTAGGGATTGTAGATTTCAGAACAGTCAGGCTTTCTTTGGCGTTTTCTTTCATCGCCGCCTGTTGCTGTGTTTCTGTGCGTTGCTGATGCTCCTTAGCCTGGGCGCGAATAAAATCGTGCGTTTGCTTAGTTTGCTCATACATCGCTTTGGCTTGCTTGTATTGATCAGGATTTTGTACTGCCGCTTGCTCCCAGTTTACGTTGTCAAAACGTGATAGGTCTGCACCGGAGGCAGTAAGAAGTGCATTAAGTGTGGATTCGTAATTGGCAGTTTGATCTTCTGCGGCTTTACGTTGTTCGGCAACGGCTTGCGTCTTCTTGGTGTAATCAGCTTGTCGCATATACCCAAGTTTGATTTCATCGACTGATAGCTTTTCACCATCAACTTCAATCATTCCTTCGGTAACAACATCAGGCTCATCTTCAGATTCTTCTTCAGCATCTTCGGTTGGGTCTTCGACCTCCTCAGATTCTTCCGTTTCTTCCTCGACTTCCTGTGACTCGTCGATCACTTCATCAGTAGTTTCTTCAACTACTTCTTGCTCTTCTTCAGGCGATGGGGGTTGTCCATCATCGGATTCCAACACAGCCGTAAGTCTAGCGATAATATCGTTATCACCTGCTTCAGTTGAGTCCGGTACTGCGGTTTGCTCGTCTGACATCGGTATATTCTCCTATTTTACACAACTTCTTCTTGTGTCGCCAACTCGTAGTTGTTAATGAGTCCGGCGAATTGTTGTACAAACATCTGTCCAGCCTTAAACATGGCGTACAGACGCTCCCTTTCAGCATCAGCTTCTGGTGGTGTGGCGAGTATCTGATCCATGATCGAACGATTCATGTCTTCAAATGCCCGATTAAACACCGCGCTGTTTAACATTTCTTTTGCGGCCTCTGCTGTACTAGCCATATCGCCTATTTCTTCGCTGTTCATGTGCAAACTCCACTATGTGGTTGGTTTCAATTTAGCTTTCGCCATTCGCCCCCGCGTGGGGGCTTTTGGCAACGTAGTTTCTTGATCTAACTTTCCATCTTTCCAGGCTTGGAATTCGCTAAACGCTTGCTTGCGCGTTTTCTTTTTTGCGTACTTTTTATCATTTGCTTTTTTGATAAAGGCTTCTAATGCTTTTTCATCGACTGGCATAAATCACCCGATTGATACGTTACGTTTCTGTTGTTTCTCAACCACTAATTCCTTCTCGTCCATCTCCATGTTGTGGTTTTGTTTTTCTACATCCATCAGCAAGCGGCTTTCTTTCTCTTCCTGATCGTGTTGCATCTTCTCCATTTCGATGAGCATGTTGTTCTGCTCTTTCATTACGTCGAGTTCCAACTGGCCTTCAAGTACGGCTACCTGTCGAGCAGTCATACCAGCGTTGAACTTCTCAACTTCTGCCTGTTTGGCTGCAACCTCTTCCTGCTGTTGCTGCATTTGCTGCTGCTGCTGCTGGTACTCTTGGCTGTTCGGATCGAACAAGAACGAAGCACCATTTTTAATGTTCAACAAATCAAAGGCTCGGCTTATCATTGCGTGACGCTGCGGTGCGCTGTACATACCACCTAGGCTTGGATCGTTAGGGTTCATAGTGAACTGTTGATCTAGGCTCAAAAGCATCTGTGCTTCCTGCGCTTGCTCTTCTGGTGTTAGCGCAACGGCCACTGACATCTCTGTGCGATCACCTAAGAACTGAGGATTCACTGGCACGAACTGACCATCCAACTGGATCATCTTTTCTTGGCTCTCGTTCTCTATCGCCAGCCTGTAGATGTCATGCATCAGTGGCTTCAAGAAGTTCTCTGCCAGGTTACGCGCCATCACCATTATTCTGCGGTTACTGGCGTTCATAAACTGAGTGATCAAGTCAGAACTGTTCTGCTTACTGACAACAGTGCTGTCCATGCCACGGGCCATGCGGCTCATACCGCTCCGCGCTTCCTTCTCAGTTTCTAGGTTCTCAATCGCTTGGAACACAGTGCCTGACAAGTTAGGCATTGGCAGTGGACGAACCACGTTCTCAGGATTCGGGCTGTTCACATCAATAATCGCGCCCACCTTGTTATCCAATAAATCTCTGGGGTTCTTAACCAGGGACAGATTTGCAATGAAGCGGCTGGTGTTGGTCATAAAGGTGTGATCGACCACGCCACGCTTCAAACTGCTCTGCGTTTTCTGGATATCAAACAGAACATCCGCAAGGCTCATACCGTGGAACCTGTGAGGCAATGGGAACGGCGTGAAATACCGGAAAGGTTTCTCGCTTACGATCTCAACATCCAATAAGACTCTGCGGCTGTGCAGGACTTTCAGCACTACACACTTCTGCAGATCATCGCGGTACTTCTTCATGTACGACTCGTAGATCGTCACATATTCGCGGTCATTGTCAGCTTCGTATGAGTCGTCGTGCCGATATCCATCAACAGAGTCACGGCCAAGCGATCCGTCTTCGTGCATATCCTTGTCTTCATCCAGGCGCTGTATTAACTCTGGGTCGTAGCCCTCACTTAATAACTCGCCTCGCGTTCGGCTTGTGCGGTGCGAACAGAAATCAGCATCTTCTTCATCCGTAGCACGGGGTGTTATGAGAAAATCTTCAGGCGGTATGACTTCTATGCAGATTTTGCTTTTGTCGATCTTGCGAACTAACTCGCCGCTGTACATTACCTGGGAAGCCTGGACGGGCTGACCTGTTTGCGGGTCTTGAGCCTGTACAGCTTGCGCCTCTTCAGCGTACTCAGTGATTGTTACATCGGGATCAGACGCGATCTGATTAAAGCTTGCCTCGTCAACACCCTCAAAGGTTTCTTCGTCATACTCGTAGTAGTTCTTGTAGTACCGCTTCACAATCCCAGTCTTAGCGACCAGCGCGTCGTGGATCACATCGTGGAGAATTTTTGACCCTTTGTTCTCACGGTAGAAAATAAAGTTAGTCAGCGCAGTCGCCATCTTGGCAGGCAGAAAGTCCTCTGCGGT